TGGTTATGGCCGGTCTTATTACTCCTGACAATACTTTGGAGTCTACTTTGAGGGCTAAGGCTAAACTTCCTCCTAGAGAAGAGGGGTTTGCGGAGGAGAGAGAACTAGATTTTGATTCAGATAATCTAACCCCTGGCGAGAAAGAGCCTGCTTTAGAGGGGGATGAATATGCCCAGGAGAAGTAATACAGATTGTCCAACAGGATACGAGCATCGTAAACCTGATGGAACTTGGGCGTGTGAAAAAGCTGATGTAGATAAAGCCGGGCAGAATATGCAAGTACGGTTATATGATGTTAATAATAAACTGGTTAGGGGATTGGAGGACAGTCGTTTAAAAGTTTTATGGCAGAGATTAAATCAATGGTATGGTCAAGCAAGATCAGGGGGCACAAAACTACTTAAAATAGTAAACGCCGCTAACGTAACGGCAAAAGAGATGTTACGCAGAGGTATGAAGCCTTCTGGCGATAAAGCTCTAATGAGGTCTTTAAGAATGGTTAAAGCAATTTTTGTTGTTGAGAAAATGAATGAGCTGGAGAAAGCTCGGGGAAAATATTTGGTTGGGCCTGATGGGTCCATATTTAATAAAACGTATTTGACACCTATGGAATTAACTGAAGACCAATATATGGTTGTAGGTATAGATACGTTAGAAGAGGCTAGGGATTTTCAGTATTACTTTAAATGTCCCTTTATTGCATTAGGCAAAGCCGCTCATATTGCTTTAGCTACTGAAGAACATTTTTATCTTCCACACCCTAGCGCGATACGGAGATTTGGTGACTCTGGAGAAGTATCGAGAAAAATTAAGTCAATTAGAAAAAGTATTAATGAAGCAGTCGAAGGTGAGAACCAAGTTGCTGTAATTAGTAAACGGGATGATGAAAAGCAGATTGTGTATGCTGTAGTCTTATCCCCAGATAAACCAGATGCACACGGGGACTTAATCCCGGTTAAAGAGATAGAAAATACCGCACACGGGTATTTAGCAGATAGCAGGGTGGTGGGTAAACAACATAGAGGCCCAGCAAACGGAACTGTTATTGAATCTTGGATTATGCATTACCCTAGTAATGAAGATTACCAAAAGGCGGTTAATGGAAAAGATCATTTTTCATTTAAAGTTCCCTTCGGTAATGACACAATTACCTCCGGTACATGGATGATGGGTGTAAAGCTTGGAGATGAGGAATGGAATGCCGTCAAAGCTGGGGAGCTTAATGCCTTTAGTATTGGGGGTATAGGCCAAAGAACGCCCGTTGATAAGAGTACTCTCCCAACAATTACTTATAGAACCCTCGTCGAAAAAAGCGAATTAGATCATGAGACCCAGGAATAATGGCAAAAAACTAATTTTGTACTTGACTTGACATAAGTACTTATTTTGATGTATATTTTTAGAGACTGATCTAATAGTCCTATAATTCTTGCTGATTAAAAGCATCCTGCTGATTAAAAGCATTAAAACTACTGAGTTTTTCTCGCGCATTGGTTTATACGGACCATTGGGCGTTTTGGAGTATAATGGCTGATACTGTTAATACTTTGCTAGATTTAGAAACTCATGAGGTTTCTCTGGTGGATGCTGGGGCAAATCAAAGAGTGTTTGCAATTACAAAGGCGGAAAAAATGAATGACGTTCTAAAAAACGTACTTGATGTCCCCCTTGAGCAAGAAGAAAAAGTTCGAGAAGAAATCGATAAGGGTATGTCTGAGGAAGCTCAGAATGCTGTTATTGGAGCGGCTAGAATCCTACAGTCTTTTCGTGAAGAAGACGGTATGGATAATGCTTTAATTCAGTTAGCTGAAATGCTCGGATATAACCAACCTCAAGCGGAGACAGAAATGGATAATGATATTAATAAGCAGGAACAAGAAACTCCTGAAATCCCTGAAGAAGTTAAGAAGCAATTCGAGGCTTTGACTAAAGCTCAAGACGAGGCTGTTGCTAAGGCTAAGGAACTTGAAGAAGTTCTTAAAGCTGAACGTGACGAGCGATTGACTAAAGAGTACATCGCTAAAGCTAAAGAGGAATATGAGAATATTCCAGGTAAAACCTCTGAAGAGCTAGGTAAGATTCTGAAATCTCTAAATGAGAGTGATGCAGAAGCTGCTAAAGAGATTGAAGAGATTTTGAAAGCCACTAATGCAATTATTGCTAAGAGTGAGCTTTTTGTTGAAGCAGGTAAGACGACTCAGGAAACTGAAGACGATGCTTACGGTAAGTTGAATAACATGGCTAAGAAGCTATCTCAGGATACTAATATTTCTTATGCCAAAGCTTTTACTCAGATCATGGAAGCCAACCCAGATCTATATGCTGAATATATTCAGGGTAATTAAGGAGATATAAGACATGGCTTATGACTCACCTCAAATGACTATCTCATTGCCAGCCGCAGCAGATCTGTCGGCCAAGCAATATTACTTTGTCGCCGTAGATACGGACGGCAAGGCGGCACTAACTGGCGATGATGGCAACCCCATCGGCGTCCTACAAAACAAACCCACGGCAGGACAAGCAGCCACTATCTGTGTTTTTGGTGTGACCAAACTTTACATTGGAACGGAATCAGGCCTCGGGGCAGGGTACAACGTAGGTTGTGACTCCAATTCCGCAGGCAAGGTGTCGGACACCGCGTCTTTTCGGATGGGGGTCGCCTTAGAAGATCCTACCGCTGATGGAGATATTGTCTCTGTCCTCCTCCAGAAAAACGGCAAGCAAGCGTAAAGGAGACTTGAGCAATGCCTAATCCAACTCTTAGCGATGTCCATATTAATGCTCCACTAACTAATATTAGTGAAGCACATATTCAGGATGCTAGTAAATTTGTATCGATGAGGGCTTTTCCGGTTGTTCCGGTTTCTAAAAAGTCTGATTCGTTTTTTCAATATGACAAAGGTGACTTTCTAAGGGCTGAAGCTCAGGCTCGTGCCCCAGGAACGGAATCTGCTGGTAGCGGATTCAGACTGTCAACTTCCACCTATACTTGTAATGTGCTTGCACTTCATAAGGATATTGATGACCAGATTAGGGCTAATGCTGATGCCCCTCTGAGCATGGATTCTGATGCAACTCGTTACCTAGTACAGCAGATGCTTATTAAACAGGATAAAGATTGGGCTGCCGATCATTTTAAAACTTCTGTTTGGGGCACTGACTCTGCTGATAAGTGGGACAGTACTAATGACGCTGTTGATTCTATTGACAGTGCTGCCGATACCGTTGAAGCGGCTACAGGGTTTCGACCTAATAAGCTAATCCTTACACCCTCTGCTTTTAGAGTTCTAAAGAATAATACTAAGGTTCTGGATCGTATTCGTTACACCCAGACCGGTGTTGTTACTGAAGGCCTATTGGCCAGTCTTCTAGGGCTTGATGAAGTCATGGTAGCTCGCGGTGTTGAAAATACTGCGATTGAAGGTGCTACAGCTACGGTTACTAGGCTATTCACTGGCGACTCAGGGTTGCTTGTATATAGTCCAAACTCTCCCTCATTAATGAGCCCCAGCGCAGGTTATACTTTTACCTGGGCGGGTTACACAGGGTCCGGTTCTGCCGGGCAGAGAGTTAGTCGGTTCCGTATGGATCATCTGCGAAGCGATAGAATTGAAGCCGAAATGGCATACGACCAAAAACTGGTCGCCTCTGCTCTCGGTGTTTTCTTTAGTGACGTAACTACCGCATAAGGTAGTTTGATGGGGGCTATACTTCGGTATGCCCCCCATTAGGTGGTCTAATGGCTTTTACGTATGGTGGAGATCCTGCTAACTCCAGCAGGGAAGCTGTACGCTTCTGGGCTGGGGATACAGATACAACGGATCAGCTTCTTAACGATGCTGAGATCGATTACATACTTACGCTAGAATCCCAAATATTTCTTGCGGCGGCATTAGCATGTGAAAGCATTGCTTCTAAGTTCTCTAGGAAAGCGGATACTGAAAATGGGACACTTAAAGTATGGGCTAGTCAAAGAGCTTCAACGTATATGTCTAAAGCTAAAGATTTGAGGCGTAGAGCCGCTGTTCAATCTGAAGTTTATGCTGGTGGGCGCACTAAAACTAATAAAAATAATCTTGATACAGATACTAATGATACTCAACCAGGATTTAAGGTTGGGCAAGACGATAACCCTGGAACTGATGTTGAGTCAAAATGGGACTATAATTGTTAATGGATGCTCAACTTAAAGCACAATTAAAGGAGACTATTAATGTTGCTGCTGAGTCAAGTAGGGATAACTTTGGTGATATTACTCTTGGAACTCCTTCGACAGTTAGTGCTAGGGTAGAGCAAATAGAGGGTACGATTACTTATGAAAACGGTAGACAAGAAATAACTACTATACGTATATTTACAGAATCTGAAATTAAAAAAACAGATAGGGTTTGGTTACCGGGAGATAGCACAGGAAATAGTAATTTAGCTAGACGACCAAAAACTGTAAAGAAATTTGTAGACGAAAACGGTAATACAGATTATTACGAAACGCTTTTTTAAGGAATATTATGGACGTTGAAATTAAAGAAGAAATTTTAGAGCCTAAAAAAGAAACTAAAAAGCAAACTAAAAAAGTAGTTAAGAAACCTCTTTCAAAAGAAGAAAAGAGACTAGAGGCTAAGGCTAAAAAGAAAGAAGTAGTTCGTAAAAGATTAGAAGAAGAACAAAAAATAAAAGAAGAAAAAGAAAAAAAGAGACTAGAGGCTAAGGCTAAAAAACGGGCAGCACTATTAAATGGCTAAGTTTACTTTTTTTAAGGGTACCCCTGTTGGGGGTACACATGTTAAGCGGCGTAAGGGACGTCTTAAGGGAGAAAAGGGAACTCGCGCAGCAGCTCAGTTATTTTCTGCTTCGTATTCTGGGCAAAAAGGTGTTGCCGCTAATTTAAAAGAACTTAAAGAACGCTTCCCCGGAGCCTTTGCTGTTGCTTTATTTGAAGAAGCAGTAAGAATTATGGAAATTAGTGTAAAAGAACGAGTACCTAGAGATACAAATTTATTGGCGGCTTCAGCTAGAGTTAAGCCCCCAAAAACATCTATACGTCCTACAGTTGTTATGGATTATAATACCCCATATGCTTTAAAACAACATGAAAAACATTTTTCTAAAGCTAAATATTTAGAAAATCCTGTTAAAGAAGCCCAACCTAAAATTTTATCCAATTTAGCAATCGGTACAATAGTTAATGCTAATAGAAAAAGAGGTGTCTCTCAACTTAAAGAGTGGAAACCAAAGGGCATTAAAGTTAAACCTAAATCTGAAAGTAAGTGGAGGGGACAATCATAATGGCTTCTCCTCAATTAGATATAGCTACTTATATTGCTACTAATATAGCGGCTTTAACATTAGGTACGAATTGTTTTGCAAGTTCAGTAGCTGTAGCTGGTGAAGGTATACCGGATAAAGCGGCTTTTGTTACGGGTACTGGAGGGTTTCCCACCATTACATATAGGGATGGTGGTAATAAAACAGGTTTAAAACGCCCCTCAGTTCAAATATGGGTTAGGTCAGATGTTGAAGATTTATCTGGAGGATTAACTTTAGTAAGAAGTATACATGATGCTATAGATATGGCATCAATTACCGGGTATATTGAAGCAAGAGCAACTACATCTGAACCTATTTATTTAGGTAGAGATGATGCAAATCATCACGAATGGTCAATTAACGTAAATTTAATCAAGGAGATTTAAATGCCTGATTCTGTAATCAAATTAGGAAGAGCTGCGGTATTAAAAGTCGGCACATCAACCGCTGATCAAGCTGTGGCAAGACTAACAGATTTGTCCGTAAGCTTTAGTAGAGACGAAGTAGATACAACTACTTTTGATAATGTCAACGGCTTTAGGTCGTATATTATGGGCAGTGCAGATTTATCTGTAGACGGCTCTTTTATATATCTAACGGATACTGCCTCTACTACTGGACAACATCTTATTTTTGCAAACTTTGATAGGGGTGCTAATGACACAGCACTTAAAGTAATTGTAGAATTTGATGGCGCTACAGATAACCTTACTGCTGACGGGTATATAACTAGTTTGTCAATTTCTGGCGGCATGGATGATGTACAAACTGTAGATTTTACTATGAGGTTATCGGGCGATGTCAATTTTGACCCAAGTAGTGAATCATAATTAAAAATTAACTAGGGGGTTATATTATGACTGCGAACTCTAATCGCGGTGAAGCCTTGATTAATATTGGTGGTGCGGAACGTACAGTACGCTTTCGTACCAACCAGATCGCTCAACTAGAAGAGATGAGCGGTGTTGGTATTATTAAATTACTTTCTCAAGAATCTATAGGAATTAAAATTCTTAGAGATGCTATTTTTGTTGGTTTAGTATATAGCGATAAAAAGCTTACTCCTAATAAAGTGGGAAGATGGTTAGATGATTTTGAAGGGGATTTTGCAGATTTAATGTCTACAGTTTTTGAAGCTCTAGCTAAATCTATTCCCGGTGTTGATATGGAGGAGGATGAAGATGAGGAGGGAAAATAAATTGGGGTAAACTATTAAAGGTTGCAGGATCTGTAGGTATTACCCCAGCGGAGTTTTGGTCCCTAACTTTATTTGAGTTTTATGCTTTTTGCGAAGGTTATTCGGATCGTATTGAGTATCAAATGGATATGCTCGCTTGGCACGCATGTGTAGTACTACAGCCACATACAAAGAAAGGACAAAAAATAACTCCGGCTAAATTGAGAGGGAAATCCAGCAAGCAATATACTTCTGGCGGACAGGTTTTAGAAGAACTTGAAAACCGTCAAGAAGACAAAGAAATAGAAAATTTCTGGAAAAAAGGTAAAGGTAAAAAATGGCTGCTGGATCAATCGGAAACTTAAGCCTAAATTTAACAGCAAATGTTAATTCCTTAATAGCTTCATTAAATAGAGCCCAAGCTAGAATATCTAAATTTGCCCTAGGCTCTGCTTTAGCCCTTACTAGTGTAGCTATATCTGCCGCAAAACTTGAAGATAAATTAGCTCGTGTTGCTGCGAGAACAAAACCAACACAAACACAGCTTGCAATATTAGAAAGAACTATTAGACAATTAGCTGTATCTACAGGTATGTCCGCTACTGAATTAGGAGATGCTTCTATAGCTTTCTCAAAAGCAGGGTTTACTATAGAAAAAACTGCGAACTCTCTAGCAACAGCGGCTAAAATTGGTGTTGTAGAAGAGGCAGAATTAGGGAAAGTTGCCGAACAAATTGCGGGCGCTATGGCTGGTTTTGGTATTAAGGGAGAAGA